CAGGTATTTCCGGAGCGAACTTTGTGACTACTACATCCCAGTATTCTTCATCCATGTTCGCCTCGAAGATAACTTTCATTAGTTGTTAGTATGCAGTAGGGATTCGTAAGCTGCATGATCCCCGACAGAGGTGTTACACCGAAGGGGTCGGTGGCATTAGCCACCATCCATCAGCCGATAGCAAGGTTGGTGCAGCGTGATTGATTACGGGATGCTCGTCACATCATCGCTTCACGCTAGTTAGGTCGTAGAGAGTACGTGTAGGCCTTGGTTGCGATCAAAACATGCACACCGCGATTTCTTTTAGTAGTACTCAACGCGTAATAAGATAAGCACTAGGACGTAGTGCTGGAGGTCAGTGGAGGTGTTATACTACCTCCATGTTGTCATATTGTATACCTGTTAGCATAATGAAAAATAAAAATAAAAACAGTCAATCTACTGTAAATAATAAAAAGATTGTAAATAAGCGTAATCCCGGCAAACCCACAAAGAAGAAGCCGTCCGTCAGAAGTGCCCCCACCACACCGGCCAAACTCATGAACGACTTTTCCAAGTCATTGAAGCAACCTTTCGCCCCATCCACCATGGGGTGCCGTGTTCCCGACTTGTTCTCCTTTCCCACCGCCACTTATCACTTGCATGGAACCACTGTCTTGGCTACCGCTTCGGGTGCCTCATCAGGTGCAGTCATGTTTTTGCCAAATCCCTTCTTCTCGATGGTCGACATTGGCACAATCAATGGCGGCACCGCTGCGCTCACGACGTCCATGTTACCGTTCTCTTCGAACACCTCCGCATACAGCGCCACCACCACACTCAATAACGTCTTAACTGACTTCCGAGTTGTGTCTTGGGGCATCAAGATCTCCAACTTGCAGCCGGAACAAACAGCAACCGGGAGAATCATGATCTACACCGTTCCGTGTGCGGATGAAGTACCCACGTACGACACATTAGCCAACATTGGCATGACCAGTGGCTATATGTTGTCAGTATGCGGTGGAGACGTCTCCACACTCGCAAGCGCTAGTGTCCTCAACTTCCCCTCTGCGTTCGAACTCGCCACCCAAGATCTCCTCCATGGAGATCTGGAAATTGCGGGTTCCTATGTTTCTCCACGATATTTTGATTTCAAGAATTCAAATGCGAGCTACACCAGTGGAGCCAACAAATTCGTAGATGCCGTCACCGTGAGCTCATCCGGTGGTATCGTCTCCGCAGGAGGTAGCGGATTTAAGGACCCCACGCGTATGGTGGGAGGATGTGGTATTGGCATATATTTTGAAGGAGTCCCTGCCTCAACAAAGGCATTTCAAGTCGAATATATCTATCACATCGAAGGTTCACCATTGTTAACCACCACTGCATCCAGTCCGGTAGCATCAAACCACACTGGGGTGTTGGTGGGTAACACTGCCGTCGTTGAGGCATCCATCTCGGCCACGTCTGGTCCGAATGCCTTCTCATGGATAAGCAAGGGCGCCGATTTCTTGAACGACGCTTTTGAAACCGGTAAGAAATTTTTGAACAGTCCCTTGGGGTCAGCGCTATCATCCGCGGCCTGGGCACTACTGTAATGGATTACACAGCCGATTTGTTCATACTGTCCATAGTATCGGTAAGCTTCGTCATCGTAAGCTTCACCATGCATTATGTACTTCAAGTAGATAACATTGTACATATAGACAATTATGATAGAGACAACGTTGTACATATTGACAATCATGAACATAGTTCGCCACACGGTGTTGTTAATTCACCGTAGGCATCAGGGGGACCTGATTCAGCAAATATCCTCGGCTGGGAAGCTAGGAAATATCGAGCGTTGGAACCACCACCTCATTTTGAGTCACTGATCACGTTTACACAACGAGAACTAAGCCAGTAATCAACTGGCAGCCACTGCGGCTGGATAATCCAAAGCTTAAAGGGTGCCTGTCCCCACAGGTAGTACGGATAGGATAGAATCCACACGTAGTACTGTAGTCTAGCGTGGTGTTCCCCGCACCAATCGAATTAGGGGTATCCTCGTGGGGAGAAAAACTTGTAGTGTCGCCCATGGCCAACCAAGCTCATTTTAGGCAATTAGGTAATATATATAGGTTTTTAGAAATAGACGTTAGAGCAACTAGACACGAGATAAATCATAGGTATAGGTTATTAGCTAGACTATTCCACCCAGATAGAAACCCTGACCATGTCGCTGAAATGTATCGGCTCAATGCAGCCCGTGATATATTGTTAGACCCACGACTCAGGGCAGCCTACGATATTTGGTTAGAAGAGAGACCACGTAGGCGGCGTCGCAGACGCCAACCTCCGGATGATGACACAGCGTCCACGACGTCCAGTCACACTAACGAGGTAGGAGAAGATGGCCAGAACGATCCACATCAGTTTGGCCCCATGGGATTTGACCACAATGGTGGCAATCCCGAGGCGGATGTTCATCCCGCTAACGGAGCAGATGAACCACCCAGAGATCATTTCGATCCGCCTCAACCCGATCAAGAGCCACATCATCATGAAAATCCACCATTTCAACCGGATGATGAGGCTCCACCTCCTCCTATGGATGACATAGGTGGAGACGCACATGGTAACCAGCCAGCACCACAACCACCTGTAGATCCACCGCATGATCAGAACCCACTGCAGTCCGTCAACATATTGACTTCAAAGATTAGGAATGCACCTTGGGTTGGTTACGTCGGATGGTTTCTACGAGTTGTTAGATGTGAGCAGATAATTAATTCTATCACTTACACTATACAACAATGGTTTAACCCCCAACCTGTCACTCCCGAGTATTTACTACCAATGGGTGGTATCAACACAATGTTTCACAATCCGAACTTAACCAATCAGCTCAAGTTTTACACTTCCGTGATCGTCGACGATAACATCGTCCAATGGGCACGTAGTACTTATGCTGGAGTAAATTTGGATCATGGAATACAAGGTTGGGTGCACCAGTGCGTGTCTTCGTATCCACTAACTTCCCATGACATTAGAGTCAATTCTCTAGTGCGGGCCTACCAGCTCTTGCAGCACGACATGACTTTCATCAGGTCATGTAATGCAGCACCCTGTAGGCCTCTTCATGGGGTGCTAAACTGATACCGCACGGTGTCTTTCAGGTCGGGATTATGCGAGTGCAATCTGTCACATGTAACATAAGTGGGGATTATGTATACAATAGACTTTTTGAGACTCGCCGACCGAAGGACATCGTGCATGTAGAACAGTTGTCTGTTCCCGTAAGTTGGGACCACTGTTATAAGACGTATAAAACTTACTTCGGGCCCTCATTTCAACACTCCGGCGTGGTGTATGGAAGTTCATCGGTCAACACTGGTAAAATGTTGTACCGTATAGGAACTTGCCGTGGGAGTCTACTTGAGGATAAAGCTTTATGGGCGCACCAGAACACTCATTTTGCAAAACCACTGGGTGCACATTGGGGAGAGATACGCAGGCGTATTACCATTATGACAACCGGAGTCGAAGTGTCCTCCGCTATAATTGACTACGCACAACGCCTCCACCCAAAGAGAGCACTCAGAATTAGGGCATTGTTTGACATCATCGACGCCGGGAATATACATGTATTTGAAAAATATATGCGTAATATCACCGGTAAGATGAAGATGCTCGAGTATGCCAAACCAGGTAAACCGGGCCGTGTCATAGGGGATTACACGTGTCCAGCCTCATTATTGGGAGGTTGGATATTTGAGAAAATAAAAGAAAGCATGGTGCAAGAGTTTTATGTAGGACGCATCAGATGTAGGTTCGTTAAATCACCGAATTTACAGGTCCTCGATCAAGTGTTTCATGATCTCATTAACTCTTACGAACCGATTCTTGTTTTCTTTAGCGATGACGCATGTTTCGCTACGTCTATTGACGGCGTTAGATACATGTACAATCTCGATATCAGTAAATGCGACGCTAGTCACGGTGATTGTGTGTTTCAAAGACTCTCACAAGTCGTTGAAGATAACACATGGAAAGCCGTTGTCGATAGCAGCATTGAACAGTGTCGTAGATGGGTCGATGTGTATTCTCCAAAGGACGATGCAACTGGAAGGAGGAAGAAAAGAATGTTCTCATATCGTAAGTCCGCCGCTCCATTCTTGTCTTCGGGATGGACTGGCACCACAGCGATTAACAATGTCGCCATTCTCAGCATTGCAGAGAACATCGACACCTCCTTACCTTTCATGACAAGGAATAATATACAAGACATGCTCATCGATGCAGCATCTCTTGCTGGATATCTCATCACTTGCGAGCACTGTCCCACTTATCCGCATGTACAATTTCTGAAGCATTCACCCGTTATGTCAGAAGATGGCAGCGTACGTGCTATGCTGAATTTGGGTGTGGTTTTCAGGACAATAGGGCAATGTGATGGTGACTTACCAGGATCTGGAGATTTGGGTGACCGTGGCGAACGTTTTAACGCATCAGTTTTGAAGGGCATGTGTCATATGGGTGACCATGTTCTACACGACGCATTGCGAAAACGGTTTCCACACAATGTGGACGCTAGGTACTCCTATTTCACTCAATCTATATCAAGTGACAACACACGCC